CCACTTATCTACTTTACTAGATGAGTTTACATAAGGTGTGCAACTTGTGATTGCTTTTGTTACTGCCATATTATTCTCCTTCGTTTAATTTAGCTTTTAATTCTTCTACTTGCGTAGATAATTCTTGTACTGCTTTGACCATAACAGACATGATTGCGTTAGGTGCAACTCTTTGCCTTCCATCTGCTTCATCTTCTTGCCACATTTCAAAGCCTTCTTTTAAATTATGATTATCAATCACTTCTTTAACTTCTTGAGCTATAAAACCATGATTATATTTACCATTCATGGTTCTTTCTTCAGAGCCTTCTTTATAGGCTTTCATATCTGAAGGTATATCTTTTTCTTTTTTCCATTGGAAAGTAACTGGTCTTAAATCGTTTATAAAATCTAAACCTACTTCTTCATCTTGTATATCTTCTTTCAATCTGATATCTGAAGGAGCTGTAATACTTGTAGCACCAAAAGCTATATTTGAGTCTGTGCTTTGATTACCAAAGGTAAAGTTATTATCACCTGTACCTGATACAAGATAACCTAATACAATTTGATTACTACCACTACCAGCAGATAATTGAGACTGCCTTCCTATAACCACATTGTTAGAGCCTGTAGACATTGAACTACCACCATACCAACCTATACCAACATTTCCTTGTCCTGTAGTTCCTCCACCAGCAACCGTGCCTATAGAAACATTTTTCTCACCAGTTGTAACACCATAACCAGCAGATTCACCCATCGCTACATTATGCTCACCAGTTGTCATTGCTTTTAAAGCACCTCGCCCAACCCCTACATTTGCAGCAGCAGTAGTAGTATCTTCCATACATTCATGTCCAATAGCTATGTTGCCAGAAGCTGTTGTGGCGGATATTAAAGACCTATGACCTACAGCTACATTTTGAGTACCTGTAGTATTGGCACCTAAAGAATTATAACCAACTGCGACATTACCATCTGCTGTTGTGTTAGCATCTAAAGCATTTCCGCCTATAGCAATATTAGCATCACCCGTAGTATTGGATGCTAAAGCATTGTCTCCTACAGCTGTATTTACAAAACCTTCGGTATTTGCTGCTAAAGTGTTGTGACCTATAGAAACATTTTGATAACCTGTAGTGTTAGCTAACATAGCTTGTTGTCCAACTGCTGTGTTAAGATAACCAGTTGTGTTTGCTTTCATGGATTCCCAACCAACAGAAGTATTATTATAACCTCCAGTATTTACTAACATAGCTGACATTCCTATTGCTACGTTTTGCGAACCTGTAGTGTTTGTTATCATAGCACTATCTCCGACCGCAACATTATTTGTACCTGTAGTGTTTGCAAAAAGTGCTGCATAACCAACTGCTGTACCAGCCTCAGAGCTTTGTGCTAATGCTTGAGAACCTATAGCAGTTATTTGATTTACATTTGATGCACTAGCAGCAGCATAACCAACTGCTGTAACATTATTAGCTGTAGTACTTGCATCTCCAGCATTCAAACCAACTGCAACATTTTGTGCACCTGTGGTGTTTGCTGCTAAAGCACTTCTACCAACAGCAGTATTATCAGAACCTGTATTTGCTTGTAGGGCGTAATATCCTATTGCTGTGTTATCGTCTGCGGTTGTAACATTTTCTAAAGAGTCAAGTCCCATAGCGGTATTGTAATTACCTGTAGTAATACTTTGACCTGCATCTTTTCCGACTACAGTATTACCAGTTCCAGTTGTGTTTGCTTGTAAAGCCAAACCACCCACCGCCGTATTATTATCTGCTGTTGTATTAGCTGTTAATGCTCTATCACCTATAGCTACGTTAGAAGAACCAGTTGTATTTGTATCAAGAGCTCCATTACCCACGGCTGTGTTTAGACTGCCTGTTGTACTGGCTGCCATAGCTGCATTACCAATAGCAACATTACTTGTTCCAGTTGTAAGTGCAGCAAAAACGCTATCACCAAAACCTGTGTTGTTAGAAGCACTTGATAAAGTACCTGTACCAGCATCTTGACTAATTAAATAACTGTTCACAAAGTTAGTAGTATCAGCAAGAATACTTATGCCGTTAAGGGTACCACTTAAATCAAGATTACCATTCATATCAATAGTGGTTGCATTTAGTTCTAGTTCGGTATCAGATACTAAATCTAAAACTCCGTCTGCTGATTGATGTATATAAGTTCCAGAATCACCAAATTGTAATTGTCTAGTGCTGTTTAATAAAATGCCTGTATCTGCAACATGAGTCAGAGTAGTGTCTGTATCAGCACCAAAACCCAAGACTGACGCATCAGACGCAAGTGTTAAATCATCTTGTACTTTTAAATCTACTACGCTAAGACTAGCAAAAGCATCAACTACGGCTGCTCCACTTCCTGCTCCGTCTAACATAACAACTTTAGTATCTCCTGTTGGGATAGTAATAGTAGCTCCTGAGCCTTGTTTAATAATTATTGATTGAGAGCCTGAAGTAGCGTTTTCAATTATATGAACCCTTTTCATTGTGTTAGGTCCAATAGTAATAGTACATGCTGAATCAAGAGTACCTGTATATTTAATATACATAGCTCTTGCTGCATCTGCTGCTCCGTCTGCTACAGTAGAAGCGTGAGTATCTGCATTAGTTGTTATAGCTTCTGTGCCGTAACCTAAAGCATTACCAATAAGTTCTAAGTTTGTGTTTGTTGTTGTTCCCCAAGTACCACTAGCATCACCAGTAGCCATCTCGTTAAGTCTTAGGTCATTTACGTATGTACTTGCCATTTTATTCTCCTATTTGATTATACCATATTTTTTATGTAATTGTTAAGCAACTTTTTTCCAATCTGGTGTTTGTGTTTTATTAACATCACTGTAATTAGGTGTTTGACTATCAGGAACAAGACCCCAAACATTTACTCTTGCAGCAGTTCCTGTAGCAAAAACACTTTCAACAACTATTAAACTTTTAGCTACAACAACAACTGTTCCTAATGTTGTTGTTCCCGCAAACCCAGTTACAGCAAGTATATTATTAGTAATTAAACTTATACTTCCTAATGTACTTGTTGCTGCATTTCCTGTTACAGCTACTGTTGCTCCCGCAGTAACTGATTCGTCTCCTAATGTTCCTGCTGAGGCAGAACCAGATACACCTGTTACTGCAGCACCTGCTGTTATAGCATTACCTAGTGCAGACGTTCCTGCGTTGCCTGAAGCGGAAATGTTAGCTTCAGCAACAACGGTTTCACTACCTAACGCAGATGTTCCTGCGTTGCCTGTAGCAGATATATTAGCCGTACCAGTAACAGTTTCGCTACCAACTGCTGATGTTGCACTTAAACCCGTTACTACTACTAAAGCTTTTGCTATTACAGTTTCAGAACCTAATGCTGAAGTTCCTACGTTACCTGTTACAGCTGTAACGGAAGAAGCTAATACAACTATAGAGCCTAATCCTGAAGTTCCTGCAAATCCTGTTTGAGATATATTTGCATCACAAACAACTGTTTCGGAGCCTAAACTTGTTGTACCTGCGTTTCCTGTTGCACTAACAGTAACGCTGACTGAGACAGGCTGACCCCAAGGACCAGCACCCCATGTAGAACGACCCCATCCCGCCATTTATTAAGCTATTCTAATAATAGCATTTGAGGCATCTGCTGCAGGAAATTGAATAGTAAAATCACCGTTAGTTGATGTTTTATCTCCTCCAAATGCTAAAATAGCGACAGCAGGGTCACCTGAAGCACTATCGTTAAATATCATTGCTCCATTAGCAGTTATAGTAGCAGAACTAAAAGTTAAATCTGCAAAATCAGTTAATGCAGTAGTGCCAGAAGTAGTTGGCGTAACATTAGTTAACGCACCACCTTTAGCAGTATAGTTAGTTCCACTCACTTCGTTACTTGTTGTATATGCAGTTGTACTAGCACCTAATGATGCAGAACTTGTATATAAAGCAAGATTAAATGTATTACCGCTTGTAGCAGTAAAATTGTGTGTAGCTGTCATTAATTCTTTTTTAAATGAAGTACACATTGCTTGGGTTATTGCCATTACAGCCTCCTTATTATTTCAGCCATATCTTTATGACCTTGTTTTTCTAATAAACCTGCTACTGTTGCTCTATCACTAGAAATAGCCTGTTTCATATATAACAAAACAACTGCTTGTATATTTTGTTTAAATGCGTCTGCCTGTGCTTTTACCATAGGGTCCGCATTATCACTAACAGCAATTAGTCGCTCCATTATTCTGTCTGTCCAATATTCTGGACTTAAACCTTTATTGTTTGTAGTTTGAACAGTTACCTGTCCCATTGTTGTTTCTACGTCTACACTAAACATTTGTTGCTCCCTGAGCCATTATTTTTATTTGGTCATGCCTAGCTTCGTCTCTTACGTCTTTATACTCACCTAGTAACTTCAACATAGCTAATGCTTCTTGATATTTTTGTTCGTATAACATGATTGTATCTGGAGACGATTTCATAAACACAGCTCCCTCTACTAAAGAACCATACAACATAGCATTAGGTGCGTTATCAGATAACCAACTTTGATT